TCAAACAATAGCGGTTGGGGATTGTATGGGGCAGGGACTGCGAATAATTATTTGCAAGGAAGTTTAGGAATAGGAACCGTGAGTCCTGCATATTCATTAGACGTTGCAACAACGGGAAGGATTCAAGGTAACGCATTTTTTTCATCAAATGTTGGAATAGGAACAACGGGTGTAACAAGTACAAGATTAAGAATTAGCGGTACTATTTCGGGTAGTGCAAATTCTATTGGAATTTTTTCAGACGCGGGAGTAGCAAGTTCAGTTACAGGTGACGCATCTTATGTAAGCTTATCACCTGCATTAAATTCATCTACTGTATTATCATCATTAAGGGGTGTTGTAGTTAATAATCCTTTTTTTGCATCGGGTTCATCAGCAACATTGGTAACATCTTTTTATGGAGATATTGCAAATGCTACGGGTAGATGGAATCTATACATGAACGGAGATGCTGACAACTATCTTCGTGGCAAATTATTGATAAATACCACGTCAGTTGGAACTTTTAATCTTGATGTCAACGGAACGGCAAGGGTGAGTGGGAATACAACATTGGCAGGAGTGGTTGCAGTTAACTCAACAAATGTATCAACGGGTTATGCTTTATTTGTTAATGGGATAGTAGGTGCAACAGGGTTGACATTAAGTGAAGAATTAACTGTTGGAGAAAATTATGCAATAAAAAATAATGGTAGTCAAACGATAGATATTGATGCTAATAATAGTTCAACAAATGCAATTTTCAGAGTAACGTGCAATGGAACGGCAAATGAATTGTTCAGAGTTAATGAATCGGGTAATTTCATGGTCGGTACACTTACTGACGCAGGTTATAAATTTGATGTCAACGGAACTAGTAGATTCAGCAACACTCTATCAGTAATCAGCACAGCAACAACAAATGAGACTGCTATATTCAGGTCGGTAGAACCATACATAACGATTGAGGCGGTAGGTGCTTCTAACTCTGCATCCATATTTCTCAAGCCTTCAACAGCTAGCCAAAACGCTACTATTCAGAATAGGAATGGCGGAGGACTAGAGTTCTATGTGAACGCAGACTACACAACTCCAAAGATGACCATCAAGGGAACAACAGTAAACATCAGTAGTCTTCCAACATCATCAGCAGGATTAGCAACAGGGGATGTATGGAATAATGGAGGAGTTCTTAATATTGTATAATGAAGAAGAGAACACTATCTAAAATATTGACAATAGAATACTTAACCGAGCATCACTATGTATTGAAAAAAAATATAGATAGTATAGGCTTAGAGTTAAATTGTACCGGTCAAGCCGTTTATTATCATGGTAAAAAACAAGGATTTGTATTTCTTAGTAACAAATTAAAAACAGGAGTACCAAATAATTCATCCACCAAATTTACAAAAGGTTTAAAGCCTTGGAACTATGGTAAAAAAGGTTATAATATAGACAATAAACCAAATCCACAACCAAGGGGAGAAAATCATTGGAATTGGAAAGGTAACGGGTCTGATAGGTATAAAGTTGAATATACTATATGGAGAAAAAATGTTTATGAAAGAGATGGTTATACTTGTCAAGAATGTGGTAAAGTAGGAGGAGAATTAAATGCTCACCATATAAAAGAATGGTGTAATTATAAAGAACTAAGATTTGATATTAATAACGGAATTACACTTTGTTTACCTTGCCATAAAAATACACATAACTATGGTAATAAAGCAAAGGGGAATGATTCAGGGACACTTAAAATAGCTTAAACAAACAAAAACAATAAACAATGGCAAAACAAATCGAGCCCATTCAAATTTGGGTAAATGGAGTAAGCAAGACAGCAGAGTTTTTTCAAGTAACCGGCATCAATGACAACTATCAGTCAAGTGCTACAAACTATTGGCAGCTATTTACCAAGGTTGTGGATGCTGAAGGTGTTGAAGTACAAGGCGAGCAAGTTTCTCAAGGCAATCTGACTATTGATGGACAAGACTACATCAATTGGGGAGACCAACCTGCCATGGCAATCAATGCTTGGATTTATCAGTGGTGTGCAGACCAACTTAATTTGACTATTATTTAGTAATTTTATACAATTATGGCAAGAATAAGTTCATATTCCGTAGATGGAAGTGTTTCCTTGGATGACAAGTTAATTGGAACAGATGCTGAAAATTCTAACGAAACAAAGAATTTCCTCATCAGTGACATATTAGCTTTGCCATTACCCAATGTACCTGTTTATGCAAACAATGCAGCAGCTATATCAGGTGGCTTAGGAGAGAATCAAGTCTACAGGATTACCGGAACGGATTACCTAGGAGTAGTTCACGTATAAAAATTTAATCTAATCAAATGCAAGATATAAGGAAAATATCTGTTGGTCCCGACTACAAAGGTGGTGCTA